ATGCGGAACCCGACCGAGGTGGTGAACCGAGTGTTCGCGTCCTTCTCGTACACGTCGAACCCGACCACCCACACCACGTTCCCGTCCTGGTCCAGCACGGCGGCCTCGGTGTAATCGTACGGCTGGCCCGATGGCTCGAACTCGAACTGCGGCGCACTCACCTCGATGCGCTCCAGGCTGGTGTCCCGCTGCGCGTCCTTCTTGAACACCTGGTTCGCCAGGCCGCCCGTGGCCTCGGTGAGGTCCGGCGTGCCCGTGCCCCAGGCGATTTCAGCCAGGCCCACGGTGCCGACGGTGGAGTCCAGGGTGTCGGCTATCAGGGCCTCGCCCGTGTCCGTCACCGTGCTGTCGCCGCCGCCCTCGCCCTGCACGGTGGCCGTGAGGTCCACGCGCACCTCCTGCTCGTTCGACACCTGCACCGTGCTGCTCGTGACGGCCCGCGCCAGGAGCGTGCCGTCCGAGTCCCCCAGGCCGAACTCCTGCGGGTCCAGCCCACCCTCACCCGTCTCGCTGTACAGGTAGTTCGACCGTGCCCGCACCTGGTTCGGGGCGTCCCGGACGGGGTACGCGAACGTCGTGCCCGTCTCGGCCACCAGCGCGGTGTCTGTCGGCGTGGCCGAGTCCGACCCGGTACCCACGGCGGTGCTGGCCACCTCGCCCGTCGTCTGCCCGTCCAGCGCGTCACGCACGGCGTTACGTCCGGCCCGCGTCCAGACGTGACTGCTCGCCCCGCTCGCCTGGAGCGACCAGGCCCCGCGCCGGTCGCCGCTCACGCCGTGGCCGCTGCCGTGCTGCCCGCCGTTCGGGTGCCCGGAAATCAGCGCGTCGTTCAGCGAGCGCGTGTACACCTCCACCTCCACCTCCACGGTGATGGTGTTCCGCAGGAAGCGCAGGTTCCGCTGCACGTCCGAGGGCACGGCCACGAACTGGCCGCCGATGCGCTTCACGTTCCGGCGGTTCCGAGCGACCTGGGTGGGGATGTCTTCGGGCATTAGAAGGTCAGCCCCGCAGGTGCCCAGCAGGCGATGACGCTGCCACTGTTCCCGATGGCGAACTCGTGGCAGATGTACGAGTTCTTCGTCACGTCGAACGCCACCGTGACCGTGGCGCTCGCGTCCACCGTGACCTCCTGGCGCTGCACCACGGTGCCGTCCTGGAGCAGCGGGATGGTCACGGTCGTCTGGAAGGCGTTCGGGTTCGACACGTCGGCACTCACCTCCAGCGTCTGACGGCTGTTCACCACGTTATCGGCGTCGTCCGTGCCGATGTTGCTGTACGACAGGTCCTCGGCCTCCACCGCAGGCGACTGCTGCGAGAACTCGATGCGGCTGCCGAACACCTCGGTGGTGCCTGCGGGCAGACTCACGCCCGAGTACGAGACGCCCGCTTCATCGTGTACCCGGATGCCCGCCGCAGGCTGCCCGTCCTCGGTGGTGGACTCGCTGCGCAGCCCCGTCGTGGTGGGGAAACTGGTCTTGTACTCGGTGTACGACGTGGCCTCGTTCGTGACGAACGCTTTGTACTCGTCCCAGTCCGTGCCGCTGTCGTCCTCGTCCTCGAACGCCTGCTGCGCCCGGTTTATCAGGTCGTCAGCCTGCTCCTGCGTGAAGCCGTTATCGAGCAGGCCCTGCTCGAACTCGCTCCACGTGGTGGCGTTCTCCACGATGGTGACGAACGCCGACCAGTCGCCCACGTTCGCCTTCAGGCGCTCCACGTCGCCCGAGGCCGAGTTCTGGTTCGCGCTCGGGGACTTGATGCCCAGCCAGGTCAGCCAGGTGAGGGATTCCAGCGCCATCAGGCACCACTCCCTGACATCCCGATGGTGACGCTGCCATCATCGTGCTGTTCCATACTCGAAACGGTGAACGTCTCGCTGCTTATGTCCTCGGGCGGCCAGTCCACCGTGATGGCCTGGCCCACCCGCACGTCTGCGTAGTTCCGGTCTGCGATGCGGAAGGACAGCGCCACGTCGTCCCAGGCGTGTTCGGCCAGGAACCCCTCGGCCTTCCGGCGAGCGTCGGCAGTGGTCTGGAGGTTCTTGTCCACTATCTGCTGCTCGCGTGGGGCCAGCCCGTAGAACTGGATGGAGGCCGAGTCCGAGGCCGTCACGAGTATCTTGTTCCCGCTCGGGTCCTCGCCGCCCTGCACCGTGACGCGGTTCACGATTTGGTCGCTGTCCCGGTCCACGTTCACGTCGAACACTGGCGTGTTCGCGTACTCGATGGCGAGCGGCGCAGCGGTGGACCCGGCGGGTTCAAAGTGCAGCGTGTCGGTGTCGTCCACCCACGAGGTATGACCGAATTCCTCGCCCAGGCTGGCCAGCATCTCCATCAGGTTCTCGTCAAACCGCCGGGTGATGGTGGTGCCCACGTCCTGCACCTCGCCCACGCCCACCTCGGTGCTGCGCGAGGTGAGTCCGAACGGCAGCGTGGTGGCGTAGTCCAGCGCGATGGCGCGGTTCTCGGACAGGCTACCTTTGAGGTTCACGCGGTACACGAGCGTGCCGTCCACGCCGTGCGTGTCCACACCCTGGAGCGTGCTGGTGGGCTGGGCGTCCTCGGCCCCGAACGAGTAGGTCTTGAAGTTGCTATCCACCCGCTCCAGGGGCCATACGTACGTGTTTCCGGCGTTGTCGTTCAGTTCCACCTCCACGTTAAACTGGTCCCCGAACGAGTTCGCCAGCATCCGCGTCGTCAGCCGGACTATCTGCCCGTCTCCGGGGATGGCGTCGGAAGGCACGTCGTCGTAGATGGCTTCGTACGTGCCGCTGCTGCCCTCCGGGAAGCCCATGCCCAGCACGTCGCTGCCCTGGTCCTGTAACTGCTGGGCCTGGGCACCCACCAGGCCGAACTCCGGCGTGTCGCTGCTCCAGCCGCTCGTGTCGTCGCCCTCGTGGACCGTGACGGGTGACTTCACGGTGGCCGTCTGTTGGATTCCCTCGCGCAGGATGGCCCCTGGGTCCATCTGGTAGAACGGGCGGTGGGCCTCGATGTACCGCAGTTCCACGCGCTGGTCTGCGATGGTGAACTCCAGCCGCTCGCTCGTGCGGCCCAGGCTGGGCTTCTTCGTCACGAACCCCAGGTACTCGCTCACGCCGTTCCGCAGCACCTCGGCCTCCTGCGAGTAGTCGATGTTCCGGTTCCCCTGGGTGTTTGCGGCCACCACGCGAGCAGTGCCGAGGGTCCCGTCGTCCTCGCTGCCGGTGCTGACTTCCTGGAGCGCGTCCACCGAGATGCCGCCTATCTGTACGTCCCAGGTGGTCATGCTCGTCTCACCTCGTGATGGGCGTGTCGAACGCAGTCAGTTCCAGGGTGAACGTGTACTGCTTCTCGATGTCCTGCTCGCGGTTCTGGTCCAGGCGCAGTTCCGAGATGACCACGCCGATGGAGCGCCCGTCCCACCGCAGCGTGTCCAGGCCGTTATTGATGTCGCCCCACACCTTCGTGGCGCGGCGCAGTTCCTCGGCCTGGCCGAAGTCGTCGTCCGAGTACGTGCCGCTGTTCGGGTAGTCCGAGGCCTCCATCCCCTTGATTTCGCCCGATAGTTCGTACGTCTCCTTCTCGAACAGCGGGGCGCTGCCAGCGATGTCGCCCGCCACGCTCACGATGGTGTGCGTGATGATGTTGTTCGCGTTCGAGGCCGAGATGTTGTTCACCTTAAGCGTGAACGTCTCCGACCCGTCGTTTCGCTCCAGTTCGACGCCAGTGTCTGTCATGTCTGTGTACCTCGGTTAGGGGCTGATGATGGACTCCACCTCGCGGCCCAGTTCCGGCGCGAGGGCTTCGGCCAGGCGGCGCACCTCGCTGGGTCGCAGGCTGCTGATGTCCAGCGACTGGTCGCCTATCTCGATGCTGATTTCCTGGATGTTCACGCCGCCGCCAGCGCCCCCGCCCTGCTGCCCCTGGCCGTCCAGGTTCATCTCGCGGGTCACGTCGGCGGGCACCACGGCCTCGCCCGGGTGCAGCACTGCCGCACCTGCGGACTGCACGATGCCCCCGGTGTTCAGTTGGGGCAGGTTGAACGTGTCCCCGCCGAGCGTGAGTTCCGGCACGTCTGCGCCGAAGTTCTGCCCCTGGATGGTGACGCCCAGGCGGCCCCCGCCGATGGAGAACTCGGGGAACGAGATTTGGCTGGGGATGGTGCCGTTCCAGGCCGCCTGAATCCCGTTCGTGATGGTCTCGCCCACGCCGGTCACGGTGTCGTCCACCGTGTTCACCATGCCGGTCACGTCGCTCGTGATGGTGTCGATAATCGGCTGAATCGTGTCCCGGATGCCGGTGAAGATGTTTTCCCAGGCGGTGGCGAAGATGTTCAGCACGCGCTTTGCGTTTATCACGGCCTGGTCGATGCCTGCCGACAGGCCGCCCCGGAGGAACCCGGAGACGAAGCCCGTGATGGCGGCCCCGATTACTGCGAGCGGCCCGGCGAAGAAGGAGATGAGGGTGAGCATGGCGTCCCGCACCCAGCCGGGCAGCACGTTCCCCATGAACTGCCCGAAGTTCCGCACGATGTCCAGCACGCCCGTCCACTCCAGGACGAACACGCCAGCGAGGCCGAGCAGCGCACCGATGGCTGCGGCCACACCGATGGCTGCGGTGCTGCCCGCGAGCAGCCAGGAGACAAAGCCGGACACCACGCTCGTGATGGTGCCCCATATCGCTGACAGGCTGGGCAGGTACCCGCCGATGGCGAGCAGCCAGCCCCACACCGTGGCAGCCGCTGTCGTCACCGCGCCCCACACACCTGCCAGGCTGGTGCTCACGCCGAGCAGGTTCAGCAGCCCGCCGACCACGAAGAAGATGCCGGAGGACAGCAGGCCCAGCACGCCACGGAACCGGCTGGTGGTGTTACTCGCCCGCTCGGTTTCCGTCTCGTACCGGCCCATGCTCCTGCTGCTGCTGTTCACGGCCCGGTTCGCTTTGTTCGCCTGCTCGGCGGTCTGCCCGAACTCCTGCTGCACCCGGTCGGCCTTCTCGGCGGCCCGGTTCGCGTTCGCCACCTGTACACTCCACCAGATACTGCCGAGATTGATAGCCATGTGTTACGTCCTCCGGCTGCTGTTCGGGTTCTTCCCCGCCTTCTGCGCCTTCTTCTGCTGCTTCTCGGCCTGCTTCTTCTCCAGGCGCTTCCACTCGTGCCACTGCACCAGGCGCTGCTTCACCTCGTGGTGCGTCATGCCTGGGCGCTGCACCTCGTGTTCCACCTCCACGGCGTCGGCGTCCACCTCGCCCAGCGCGTGCAGGCCGTAGGCCAGCGCCACACTCACCGCGACAGGCGACAGCATGGCCGTCTCGTACGCGAGGAACAGTCCGAGGGCCAGCGTACCCGCCGCAGCCACGAGCGCACTGCGCGGCGACACGCGCCCGACAGCGGCCAGCAGTCCTTCGGGCTGTTCCTCGTACCGATGGACCTCGCGCTCGCCCCGGATGTCGGCCAGCGTGTACCCGGCCTGTATCAGGGTGAGTTCTACCGCCTTCGGTCGGTGTGCGATTACGCCCATGTCTGTGCTGTCGCCGCTCCTAACGGCCTTTCTCAGTTTTTTGCTTCCTGTTCCTGGATGTCGTCCACGGGGTCCGGCAGGTGCTGCTGAAGTTGGCTACCCAGGCGCTCGTTCAGGCCCGTCAGCCAGGTGGCCATCTGTTCCTCGGGCACCTCGGGCTGCACGGACTCGATTTTGGCCTCGGCCACGTCACGGTAGTACGCGCCGAAGTCCAGTTTCCCGCCCTGGCCCCCGGCCTCCGGCACCAGGGCCTCGGTGAGGGCGCTGTTTACCTGCTGCCAGGTGATGTCAGCCATCTCCAGCACGTACACCTCACCCTCGCGGTCGTCCACGAGCGTGACCGTCTCGGTGCTGGAGTTCTGTACGGTGGCGTCCATGTGGTCGGAGGCCACCGAGAAATCATCCGCCTGGTCCTGGTACCGCTCGGGAAGGGCGTCCCGGACTGCGGGTGGCAGACCCGTGTTCGAGTGCCCAGTTCCGCCGCCGTGCTGCTCGTTCTGGTCGCCCATACCCGTGCTAAGAGCGGGCAGGGACTTGAAGGTTCACACCCAGGCGTTCGAGTCGTCGGACTCCACTTCTACCTGGGCCGTGGTCGGCTGAATCGTGACCTCCACCTCGATGCGCCCGGAC